TGCGAGTACCTTTTTTATCACATACCCAACAATGCCAAGGATTATATCCTTTTTTATTTTCCGAAAAGTTAACTTCTAATTTAGGTTTATGATGGTTACAAAAGGGGCAGTGGTATGATTGGTTACCTCTAGCCGTTCGTTTTCCAGTACCTAACACAGAGTTAACCAAGTTAACTAATAGTTCGTTTACCATAGTATATAATATACGAAATTTAATTCGTTAATCAAAATCTTTTCTAAAGAACTTTCCTAATATATTATCATTAATATGAGCACTATCTTTATCTTCTAACACTCCATTCTGAAATAAGTGTTTAGTTTCATAATATGTTAATAATTTTTTGTTAGGAACAAATTCTAATATTCGTTTCTCCCAATTTTCACCTGCATTATCTTGTTGTGACAATGTAACAATTTCTTTTTGGGATCCAAAATAATCTTTCCAATCTGATTCAGTAACTACTTTTTGTTTAATTGGGACGCGACCTCTTAGTCCATTTTTTGATCTTTCTTCTCTGAGTGCTGCTAATGCTTTTTTACCTAATCTTTTATTTCGTTCAAAATAAAGCACTTTTTTACCAATGTATCTTACGTCTGTTGGTTTATATCTAACTTCATAGATAAACCCGTAAGTTCCCTCTGGCATATCCTTTATTGATGTTATAACCCTTCCCTGGTAAGTCCAGGTAGCGGTTGTTGGCATATGTTTCATATGTTAATTTGTGTCAAAGTTAATCATGAACGTCATATCAGTTTGTAATGAAATAGGTAATGGTCTAGGTAATTTACCAACAACTACTAATTCATTACTTTGATTATATAGCCCTATTGTTGTTACATAAGGACTAAAATATGATCCTGTACAAAAATCATGATATATTTGAGTATTATTATCGTTTACTACATCATTAGCTGTTAAAACGATTGACCCTGTTCCTAAACCTGCTCCACTACCTGCACCTAATTCACTTGCTTTAATAATTAATTCATCACCTACATTATAACCTGATCCTATAAATGAATTAGAAACCCCTCCTGCTGATATTGAAGATGAAACATTTATACTTGTAACAGCATTACTTTCTACTACAACATTTAAAATTGCACCTTTTGAAGCTTCGAATGTATCTGTTCCTGTTGTTGGTTGTGGTGCTACTCCATTTCTTTGAAGGGTAAAATTACCAAAATATTCTTGTCCTCTAGGTGGATTAGGAGCATACGTATCTTCTGCTAGTAATAAATTAAATGAATCAGTATATTTAATTCTTGTATTACCATCAGTTCCAGCATTTGTTTGGGTTAACATTACTGTATCTAAACCTGAAACTGTTGATTGTAATGAAGCTGATATTTTACCATCAAAACCATCTACACCATTTATAGCATCACAAAAACCTCTTGCTATGCCCACAGCACTACCTGTACTATTAAATTGTACTTGACCTAAAGAATTTCTTATTCCATTTCCATTCCCATCCCAACCTATAAATTCTAAACTAGTACCATCACTAGATACTAATTCTACTCTATATTGTTGACCAATTGTAGTTGCAGAAGCTCTATCACCAAAAATATAAAATGTAGTTGCTTTTACATCACCTATTATATTGCCAGGTGTTACAGCATAGGTATTATCTGCTGATGCTGCTAAATTTAAATTACCAGCATTAAATGAAGTAAATAATCGATTATTTGTTCTTGTTAAACCTCCTGTTGGTCCTAAAGCTGATGGGTTAGTTGTATATGAAAATTCATCATCTCTTACTGTACATTTATATTGATTTTCGTCTATTGTTATTGATGATGAAAATGATAAAGAAGATGACATAATATTAGGATTCATATTATCTTTATATCCTACATTATGAGCAAATTCTCTTAAACTACCACTATCAGGTCCTGTTATTACAGCTATACCTTGTGAGTAAAATATTTGTCCTACACTTCCTGAGTAAAATGCTGTTCCTGTTGAGTCTGATTGTGTTACAATTAAATTACCTTGTCCATCATCATCAACTATACTACGAGTAAAATTAATTGATGAAGTATATTCAAACTGGAATGATGATGGTTGAATTGCTTCACCATATAACATTGAAGGAATTGATATTACAGAAGGTCCTCTTGGAGCTTGTTTATAAAACAATTGTATATCATCATTTGTTACAGCATTACCATTTACTATAGTAATTAGATCATTATTTTTTAATGTTAATCCACTTAAAGTACCATTTACATCAGGATTAATTCTTTCTTCTACAAATTGACTTGCTGATACTGATGTTACTACTGCACCACCTGTTGTTAATGTAAAAGGAGAGGTATTTGCACCTACATATTTTACATAATCTAAAACATATGTTTCATTAATGTTTTTAGATGATAAATCTGGTAAACTAACAAATGATAATTCTGTTGCACTAATATAAGCTTGAAAATCAGCTATAACAGATGCTGATACTTGTGTATTTGTACCTGCAAATCCAATTGGTGCTTTTGAAGCTGAAAACTGTGAAAAATATCTTGTTTGAGGTAATGAAGATTGTAGGAAATTTTCAAACCTAGGCCCTGTTGTTATACCTACATAAGAATCAAATCCTAAATTTTCTCCTTGAGGTCCAGTAGGTCCAGGTACAAAACTAGCTGTTACCATTGGATCTCCTGTAGATGATGTTAAGTAATTTGAATAGTAAAGTTGTTTAACACTATTAAAAACAGTTACACCATCTTGCATTGTGTTAAAACCAGTATCGAATGATCCTGATAAATAAGTACCTTGTTGACCTTGATAATATTCGATTTGGACGTCTGAGGAAGATACCTGATTATTCTCAAATCTAAAACGTTTATTCGCTTTAAATGGGGAAATTACTACCTCATTCGTATTAAATTGTTTGTATACTGCCATCCATCCTAGAAATCTAATTTAACTCTTACAAGTAATTCTTTAGTAAAATTCTTTTCTAGTGGTCTAGATAACTTAGCTACTGCTAATAATTCTTGTGAAATGTTATATAAACCTACTGTTGTTATATATGTTGTAGGGTTTTCAACAAATTCATTAAATAAAACTGCTCCTGTAGAACTTGATATAAATGAAGGATTAGATGAATAATTATATTCTGAGTTTTTAGCTCTACAGAATATATAATCAGACGATAAATCCTCTTGTGAATTGATTGTAAATCCTAAACTTTGATTACCAGCTCTTTGTAATGCATCTACTAAATTAAGTGAATTATTACCTTTTGTATCAAATGATCTACTTATATCTAAGTTAATACCTCCACCTTCTGGAACACTATTTAAAGCTTCTCCATTTAAAATTAAAGTATTAATATCTGGTAGTAAATAACCATATGATCCTGATGCTTGTGTGTAACCATTTACATTTTTAAGATTGCCTCCTAATACACCTGCTGAACCTGAAACTATTTGATATATTCTTCCTGCATCACAAAACTGTGTTGTTGAAGATAATTTACTATCATCTGTTAATGATATAATAGAACCACCATTAAAACATAATGGAGCATCTAATCTAATTTCAACATCAACTGCTGAACCACCTCCTATATCTGCTGCTGCAATTGTTAATATATCTCCTGCTTTATAACCTGATCCTTGATCAAATATAATAGAAGTAAATGTTGTAGCTGAAGCAACAATAATGTCTGCTCTTGCATTTGTACCACTACCTCCTGTTAAAGATACGTTATTATAAGTAGCAGCTGACATACCTGATGGAGTTGATATAACTGCAGCTTTTACATCAACTGTAGTATTTAATGTACTATCGGATCCAGAAATATACATTGTCCAAGTTCCTGGTAATGATGTTTGTTTATATCTTGCTCTTTCAATTGGTAAAGCATAGAACATTGATGAAGTAACTCCACTAAATATAAATGCAGCATTTTCATCTCCAAATACTAAATTCCTATATTGACCATAATTTGTTCTAGTTGGAGTTGATCCTGTTACTAAATTATTTAAAAATTGACTTCCACTACCTACTTGATCACAGTAAGCTATATCAAATTGTATTTCAGCAGATACTTCTGTTGAAGCTGTTTGAAATACTGATGTATAATATTCTTGTACATTACTTGATACTTGTGTTGATGAAGTGTAAAAATAGTTTAGTGTAGGGTTATTTGAACTCCACATTGGTGCAGTTACTGAGTCGTTACTAACGACTACATCTCCTGCTGATAGTATTACGTAAGCGCCTCCTTGTGAACTTGCTGCAGGTAACGACGTTACATTATTTGAAGTACCCATATTACCCGCTACTCTAGTGTAATTAGGTTGAGCTCCTGCTCTTTGTGCTTGTAGTCTATTTGAAGGTCTTGCCATAATTATATTTTATTAAGATACTGCAGCTCTTTGAGTTGCAATTGATTTGTTAGAAATAAATACTGGTATTTGTGCTCTTGCTCCTGAATCTAATCCTATTACTGTTAACGTAGCATATAAAGTACTAGTTGTACTAAATAAAGTTGGAACTGACGTTCCATTTCCACTACAAGTTAAACCAATAACAGTTTGTGATGTTGCTGTTCCGTTTGTTATTACTGTTTGAGCATTTGTAGTAGCTAAAGCTTGTGCAGCAGCATTACTAATACCACTACCTACAAATGAACCAAATACTCTAATATCTGATATTGTAAATTGGTATCCAGATGGTTCTGTTGTTTGACCATCTAAATAGTTAATTGTGTTTGGAGTAATAGTGAATGGGGCACCATTAGCAATATTCAAACTTGTTTGACCTAATTGTAGAATAGGCATTTTTGAAGTTCCTCTAGCTAAACTAACTAGTTTATATTTCATCATTTGTGTTTCATCTGGAAACGCCTCTAATAAAGGCATGTTTTCAATTGCTTCTCCATAGTAAGCCGATCCTGAAGGATGGTTTGGATTGTATAACGTATAATCTACTTCATCATCAGATAAAGCAAACTGAGTTATATTGAAAGATCCATCACCTTTTGCTAGTAATTCTCTTCCTTTTTTAGTTAAGATAGCATCTACTGTTACTACCTGATTATTTAAATATCCCATTGCTGTATTATTTTATTTATAAATATATAATTTTTTAATTTTCATTCCAAGTTATTATTCTCTTTATTGAATTCCTCCAAGGCCTCCACCTGTACCACCGCCTCCAGGGCTACCTCCTCTATTATCATTTCTAATATCAAAATCACCACCTGTTATTCCTGGTTCATTTGGCTTATCAAATGCGTTTATTCCTTTTAATTGGTTAATTATATTTAAAGCATTTAATTTTTGTTGTGGTGAAAAATCATTTGGTATCAAGAAACCTTGTCCTGATATAGTTTCTATTCCTCTTGATCCTGATGGTGGTGGAACATTTTTGAGCATTACTTTATCATCAGCTTCAATTTGTCTTCTAATTGTCATTTTTGTTACCTCACCTCCTTTTAAACCATTTAACTCTACTTCAGGATCAGGGAATACTCTTAGAAATGTTGGAGCTGTAAATCCAACTTCACCTTTTTCATAATCATGATATCCTGATTGTGATCCTGACTCTGCTGTACCTCCTACATCTACACCTATTGTAAAGTCATTTGCATTAGGTATTTGAGTAATACATCCATTTATCATTTGGAATTGGAATTGTGTTGCACTACCATCACCCCAACCTGTGGTAGCACTTTGAACTGTTGCTGCTGCAATTTCAAACATAGTACCTTCTGGTATATTAGTTCCACCTGTAAACATCCATTCTTCTATTCCATTTGCTACTGTACATTTTACTTGGGCTGATACTGTTCCACCTACATTAGTAACTGATCCTGTTGTGTTAGATAGTAGTATTAGTAACTGAGATCCTTGTACTGTATTAATTTCGTATTTAAATTCTCTAGTAACACCATCTAAACCTCCAAGTCCAGAAGTTGGTGTAACTGATCCTTTTGTATTAGTATTTGCAAAAGCCCCATTATATGCTGCTTCAAATCCAAGTGTTCTTACTTCACCAAAAATATTAGCATCAAAAGCACTAGCATTTAAAGTAATAGTCCAAGTTGGTGAACCTGTATAAATAGCATCTGCTGCAAAAGTAAGTACATCACCTGCTTCATATCCTACTCCTGGGGTAGTAGCTTGTATGCTAGTAAAGTTATTACCACTAGATATAATAGTAAATACTGCTCCTAATGCTGTGTCAATAACTACACTATCTCTAGTTACAGTATAACCTGATCCAAATTGAGCAGTAACGTCTGTATATGTGTTATCAGCTGAAGGGCCACCTTGTGAATCTACTGTAATTTCACCTCCTGCACTTGTAAGAGCTGTTGTTTTTAAATTTGAGAAATTGTTTGCTGCACTGAATGATGAAGTGTAAGTGAAATTTTCTACTTCTTCAACAGTAAAGTCTTTAACAACATTTGTTGATTGTGATACTCCACCTTCAATAGTATTTAACGTAGCTTCTACTCTTAAAATATCTCCTCTTTCAATTAAGTAAGGAGTATTAGTATTAGTATAACTACCACATCCCGAAAATTCTGGAGAGAAATTATAATAATTTTCTGCATTAGCAGGATTTGATCCTGAAACTGTCCAAAGAGCTGTTGTTGGTCCTACATTTAAATCCGAAGGTACTGGGTTAGTTTGGAATAATGAAGATGACACTGTTGTATTGTACATATGGAACAATGCTAACTGAGGTCCTCCTATTATTAATTGTTGGTTTAATGGAACAGTTTCTAAAGCATTTCCAAGTGATGATGTTATTAATGATGATGAAATTGGAGATGGGTTAAAATTTAACCTAAATGGTGAATTTCCACCTTCAAGCATATCATCTGTTATTGTAGCACTTACAAAATCTGAAGCTCCAAAAAATACAGGTTGTCTATTAGTACCAAATTGTCCACCTACTGAGTTTATATTTGATGCTCTAACTGTAAATGTATCACCAGGATTATATCCTTGTCCGCGTTGGTTAACTACCATTGATGTTACAGCTGTACCATTAGAAGTAATATCAACTGTTAATCCTGATCCCTGTGTAGTTGTAGCTGTTCTAGCTACATTAAGATTATCTACAGGTACATTTCTTATAGTTCCTGCTTCTTGAGTACCACCTGGTTGGCCTGCTCCTAAAACATCAGTTTGGAATTTTAGTGTTGAATTACCAATTGGAGGAACATTACCTGTTGTTACACTACCACTTAGTAAAAATCCTTTAGAGGTTACACTATTAGGATTAGATAATAAATTAGAACTTTGAACTTGAAAAGTTAAAGTAAATATCTCTGTTGTAGTATTTTTAAAGGATATTCGTACAGTTTGGCCTACAATATATCCTACTCCACTAGTTACAACATCACCAGAGTTAGTACCACCTGAATTCGCTTTTATTTCACCACCAAGAACTACTATTTCTATTTGACCTCCACTTCCTGGTCCTCCATTTGAACCTAAAGAGTACGTATAAGTACCATCACCTAAATTTGTTGTTATTGGGAATGAAGGAAATGATAATCCTGTGTTAGAAAAACCATTAACATAAGCTAATGTAGTTGAAGTATCTAATCTTCCCTCTGTTGCAGGATCTCCTACTATATTACTACCAGTAACCATTTGTATTGTTCCTTGATCTTGAGTTAAACTACTTGTAACTAATTGACCTCCTCTTGTATAATTATATAATAATGATCCTGATACTCTACTTGTTGCATTTGTATTTACAGTTAAAAATTCTACAGATCCTCCTAAAATATCGTAATTACCTATTTGCATTGTAGTATAATCAATATCTCGTGTTTTTGGATTTAGATAACTTATCTGGGCTTTTCTTTTTGGTTCAAATACAGATGAAACGAATTTTTTATTTTGATTAGATCCATCTATTGTAATAGCATTAGGAGTTAAAGCTTGTCCTGAAATATCTTCCATTGGAACTTCAATTAACTGGTCAATATTAAATTGATATGAATTATAAAAGTTTAATTGTTCATATGAATTTTCAAAACGAGCCATAAACATTGGATGTTTATCAATTGCTGAACTACCACTTGGTACTGGATCGTCTCCAGCCCAACTTGCAGATCCTGCTCCTTCTGTAGTTTGTTCAAATGATGAAGTAACTGAGCCATCTATAAACTCATTTGCTACTCTAAATCCAACTGGATTTCTACTTCTATTTACAGGCATTATAGGTAATTCAATTTCTGGTCCTATTGATCCTGAAGGAGTAAAGAAATTATAATCTAAAGATTTTATTTTAGTTCCTGCATATCTAGAATTAACACTACTAGGCATAGTATAATTACTGTCAGGTACATCAGCTCTTTCAGGGAATGTTCCTGAAGGTGATGTAGGGAAATAAGATTGTGTTACTACTAAATCAAAATTATTAGGACATGATTGAGTAGCACCATATGAAAGTACATATCTATAACTACTACTTCTATTTATGGTTACATTATTACTTAATGGATTGTAATCTGAATTAGCATATATTACACTTTGTGTATTTTCAACTAAGTTTATAGGTGATATAGTATTTCCTTGGGCATCAACATTTGACATGTTTTGATAATCTGCTTGATTATTATATCCTTCATCTTGTTGTGTAAAGAAAATTGCAGCACGAGGATCATCATAAAGACCACCTATACCTTTAAGTTGTAAATTAGATACAGTTCCAACCATTCCACTTTGAGCATCAAACATAGCTCCTAAATATTCATTTGGATTAACTCCATCTACAGGTGTAAAATTTAATCCTTCAAATGAAGCTGTTATAGCTGCAGTACCTGTTCCTGTTATACCAATAATTGTAGCATCAGCATCTGTTAATGTTGCACCACCTGTAGTAGTACCAGCAATAGTTGGATTTAAAAATCCTATACCATTTCTTTTACTTTTAGTTACCCCGTTAGAATCAATAAATGTATTAAACCCATTAATTCCAGCCTTATTCGTACCTGTATGAGCTGTTGTTGTTATATCAAATGTTAGTTCATAATTTTGATATGGTATAATTGATTGTGAAAATAAATTACTTAATCTAATATTTGTACTAAATGAAGAATTATCAAATTCAAATCCTTGAGCTGTTATATTTGAAAAAGGTATAATACTAGTAACTTGTACAGTAGCACTAAGTCCACCAGCATTTATTCGTAAAATATCACCAACTAAATAATTTGTTCCTGCTGCAACAATACTAACGGCAGTAACAACTCCTATTGGTGCTGTTATACCTACTGTACAACCTGATGGAGTTACTCCTATATCGGCAGATGGTCCTGAAATAAATGTTGTTGTAGCTGGTCCTCCTGTTGTATAACCTGAACCTCCTGTTACTATTGATAAAGCTAGTACTGTTCCATTCGTAGTTGGGGAACTTTGTGATACATAAGTTCTAGTATTATCATTTATAATATTATTAAAATTAGTTGAATTAGGTTTTACTTTTCTATAAGGGTTGTAAGGAGTTCTTGCTTCAACTGTTACTTCACTACCACTATATTCTCCATTATAAAATTGTTCTTGATATGGATCCCAAGCAGTATCTATACCTAATGATGTTGTAGTAAAAGTAAAGTAACCTTGTTGTGATTGAGGTGGTGTGTCATTATCTGGTATTAATGTTGTACTTTCACCTAATGCTAGTGTATAAGTATTAATTGTAACTGTTTCATCTGATGAAGCTAATAAATACATATCTTCTCCTGGGTGTAAATCAAATAAAGAAGATTCTAAAATTGCACCTGCTGGGTCTTGTGCTGTATAATTTGTAGTATTAGTCATTACTACACCTCTTAAACTTGAAGAAGCTTGAATTGTTATATTAGCACTTGTTGGAGCACTAGTAAATAAATAATCTATATATAAAGGAGTTTGTACTGATTTAAGAGCATTTAAAAATACTTTTTCAAATCTACTAGTACCACCACCAACGTTTGAAAATGTACCACCTGGGTTTCCTACTAAACTAGCAAGTGAAATTCCTATACTAGGTGAAACTGTATTTCCAGCTGTACCAGGTATACCTTGTGTAAGAGTTACAGTATCATCAGTATTTGTAGTTGTAGAAATAGAAGTAACTATTGTACCTGATCCACCTGTTCCCTGTCCATTAGCTGAATTAACTGCTTGTGTAAAAGCTAATGCTTTTGATTGAGCATCACCTGTAGCTAACCAACATGTAAACCCATTATCTACTTGATCTTGAAGAGCAGCATTAGTAACACCAGCATAACTTACTGTTGTGCCTGTATAATCTTCGATTGAAATTGCATATAAAGCATTTCCTGTTGCATTACCACCTCCTAATACAGTAAATTTAAGTACTGATGTTGCTGTTCCTTCATCAAATCCTGAATCTACTAATACTACATTATTTGATGTTTCAGTAGTAGGGGTAGACTCAAGTATAGATACTGGGTCTGCACCTGCTGTTAAAGTAAAATTATCACCTTCAGTTATTAAAAATGCTCCACCTTCAGATATTGTATTGTAAGTATTAACACTTCCTCCAGCTCCACCACTAAATGTATAAGGATCAGAAGCAGAGTAAAATGTTGTTTGGTTTACAGGATCCCATAATTGATTTGTATTAACTGATCCTGTTAATTCTAAGTTTTTAGCTGTTAATGCTTGATTAAAAGGTGCGTAGGATTGTGTAGTAACTATGTCAACTTGCGGCTCTCGGTATCTGCTACGTTCAAGCATGTTTTGTTTAATTACAATACCTGTAGACACACTTGTACGAGCAGGTACATAGTTCTTAATCGCTCTAAATAATGAATCATCAAAGTATTTAATTAATCTTAAATAATCAAATGTATTACTATTATAATATTTTTTAAAGTAATCTTTTGCAATTTCTTGTAACCCTGGATAATTGTAATCTGACTGAGATCTAAATCTAGGATCTGCAATAACTTCTTGTATAGCTCCATAACCTAAAGATTGAATTATATCATCATTTACCTCATCTGTAGGTGAAAATGCTACTTCTAATAAATTAATATTGTCAGTATAACTTTGGCTTATAGGTGGATCTTGTTGTATACTAACTTGATTTGATAATACATTACCAAAATTTAAATTAGTAGAATATTTTATTTTATTACTTACTCTATTTCTAATCCCAATAGAAGGTTGATCTAGGAAATAAGTCTCTCTATTTATTTCACTATAAGTTCTTCTTGCTGTATTAGTATTATAAATTATATCATAACTAGATGTTACTGTTGAATTAGCAGGGTTTATAAATGAAGATGTTACTGTTAATGGTGAAGAACCTGTTATAGCAGGATGTACTGATGTTAGTACGTCTGTATAACCTGCTGTTTGTGAAGCTGTAAATAGGTTTTCTAATTCATTACCTAGTGGTGCTCTAAAGTTTACTATATCAAATGATGACTCTGACCCTGTTATAAAATTACCCTCAATTGACTCTGGGTTCATTACAAAATCATTAAATACAGATTCGCTTATATCATGTGAATAATACCTGAATTCTTGGAATGATCCTGAAAAGTTTTTACCTGATAGTCCAATTGCTATATTTGAATCAGCTGCAGTTTTTGTAACTGTTCCAATACTACCTGATTCTCCAGATGCCATAGTACTACCCCACCCACCTAAATAACCTCCAGCTACATCATTAGTAGCTACAAATCTATTCCAAGCATAATTTAGTGATGAAGAATCCCCACTAGAAGCATTAACTGTTATACTAGCTGATCCTTGAAATCCTATTTGATTACCATCAGCTCCATCATATATTTTATTTTTAGCATATAAAGTATAAGTAGTATCTAAATTTTTAGTAGTAACATTTGGATGTTGATCTCTTTGTAATAATACAGACCACCACCCTTTATCAAAGAATGGTAAATAAATAGGTTCTGATATTGCGGTACCTCCTCCAGCTACTGATCCCGATATTAAGAATCTCATTTCACCATAATCTTTATAAGCACTTGAAGAACCTCCACTATAAGTTGGTCCTGTGTTACCTGCTCCTGATCCTGATACTGAGCCTGTATAATATAATACAATACCAAAGTCAGCTACATCTGTATCAGCTGTTTGAGATTTTTTTACAAATAATGATTGTGTATTAAATAAACCAGCATATGATGAAGATGGATAACCTGTTGTTTTAAACCTAAATCCTATACCATCAGGTACAACGTATTCAGTTTCTGCTATGTAATTTCTAGTTAAAGGTTGCCAAGGTGCTCTAAATGAAGCACTTGCATAATGAGTATTTACTGGTACTGGTTTAAAAGCATAACTATATCTTCTATACCATAAATCATAATCATCAATTTCATCCTTATTTTTACCTCCAAATTCATTTATTCTTAATATTGTACTTGGTATACCCCATATATTAATTAATTGTCTTAAACCTGATATGGTACCTTTCTTTTTAACAAGATAAGCCATGTTATGATAAAGACGTTTAAATATTTCTTTACTAACTTTATCAATTGGATATGGGAAACCAAAATCTTCAAGTGATTCAACATAATTATCAAATGAATAAAAATCCGACCAATAGTTTATTACTCCTCCAGGTCCATTTACTGCTATATATTGTGTGATTAACTCACTTCCTGTTGGTGGAACATAACTACCATCATTACTACCAATTAAAGCAAAAAAGTTATCTTGATTATTATAATTATTCCCATAACCTGTATAACCTAAAGAGGTAATAACATCATCTGCCAATTGTAAAGGAACACCTTTATCAAATTGGTTTGTTGTGTTATTTTTTTCTGCTATTGCTTTTGTATACATCCATAATTCATCAAAAGATTGACCAATCATGTTTACAAATTCTAAATAATTATTATTTGAAGTATTATTTTTTATAAAATCTGGGATGGTATAATACAACCAATTTTGATTATCTTCATCATATCTAGATGCTGATGCCTCAGCTAAGAAAATCCAATCTTGAGCTGATGTTGATTGTGTAGGTAATAACTGTAAAGGAAATACTGATCCTGTTTTTGGATAAGCATCTGATGATGTTGAATAATATTGATAATAATCAAATCCTGAGAATGCTGTTATTTCATTTTCTATTTTAGTATATAATGTAGCTAAACTTTCCGATATTTGTGGAACACCAGGATTAGAACCCGTTGTTTTAGTTATTGTGGCTATATCAGCTTCATATGCTTGTATTCTAGATACTTTTTCTACAAAATTACTTACTTGAGATTTTGCAGAAGAAAAATTAACATAATCTGCAAATGATGCTGTTGAATAATTTACCTCTAAAGTTACTCCTTTTTGTGCTAATCTATTTAATAATTGATCTTTAGATCCTGTTGATTTAGTAGATAATAAACTATCTTTACTTTGAAAATCAGAAGCACCATTAACAAATTCATTTATTTTTAAATTTGAATTAGGTCCTCTTAAATTAATAATATTATCAACTACATTTTGAGAAAAATCATTAACAAAATTTACTAAATAAGCTTGTGTTTCTGCTGTTTTAGTACAAACATATAATTCATCTAATAAGTTAAATTTATTAGGTAGAGGATCATATAGTTTAATTAATATAGAGGATTGTCCTACTGCATTTCCTGACTTTACGTTTCCAGTTTCTTGTGTTGAAGAATTAGATACACTATCATCATACTTCATATTTACTCCTATATGATAATCATTATTACCAAATGAAACATAAATTTCATCAAAATAGCTAGGGTCTTGTATTCTTTGGTTTAGACTTACAAATGAAGATTTCATTTCCCTTGTAGGGATAAGATTAGATTTAAGTCTTATTTCTGTTCTATCTGATGATATTTCTGCTAAATAATACGGTCTTGATAATGAGGATGCTAATTCTAAATTAATAAAATTATATACACCATATAACATACCATTATTAAATCCTTGTGCAGCTATATCACTTTCAGGATCTAAATTAACCTCATTTGTTTTTACTTCAGTTTGTTGTGTTTTAACATTAAATGAAGATGATGGTTTAGAATTTGATTCTACATAATAACCTTGAAAATCATAGTCAGAATAGATTATATTTTTATTAGCATCATAAATATAAAATTCCATAGTATTAACCTCTGGAGTAAAAGATCCTTCATACTCCTGACTTTCAATAACAGTTTGATTAGTTAACTCATATCCATCTTCAAAAATGGACCCAGGAGTTACTATTTCAACTGAGGAAGAATATGTTATGTTATCTGCCATTATGTATTTGTTTCTACTTGAGCTAATGCTTCAGCTAATTCATTTGATACGTTTGATAAATCCTCTACTAAATCTAAATTTTGTTGTCTTAAATCTGATATTTCTTCTAACAATGCTTCTATTTCCTCCTGTTGAGCCCTATAATTTAAATATTCACTACTTTCTTTTATTAAAAATAAATGTGAATTAACATCACCTTCTTTTGGTATTTGAAAAAATAAGGATTGATATATAGTAAAAAAGTCTCCTACAGTAGCCAAGCTAGGATCAAAATTAGCTAAATCTGGTGGAGTACCTACTCCTAATTCTGTAAATTGAGTGTTTACAGTATCATTAAACTGTTTTCTATTAAAAGCCTCTCTTACCAAAGTTACTTCTTCACCTGGTAGGGCAGGAGGTGCTTTAAACCTAGCTGGTGACTCAGGAAGAGCTTTACCTGGTTGAGGTTTTAAAGGTGACTCTTGTGGTTTATTTTGTGTATTATTACTTCCGTAAGCCATTATCCATTAATTACTTTAAACATTATATCTTCATCAAATACTTTTACTGTTCCACCTACAGTGGACTTAATTAGTATAGTATAATTTCTTTCAGGTTCCAATCCAGCCATATATACATCAAAATAACTTGATATATCATCTGCACTTATTTTAGTATAAGGATCACTAAAAGGAACCACAAACATATTTGTATCTGTGTCTTTAATTGCATAGAATGAAGATGTATATGGTAAGTAATGGTTATTAGTATATAACGAAGCTGTTTGGAAAACTACATCTGGGTATTTTGGTATTGCTGCTATTCTCATTCTAGCTACACTTTCAGAATAATATGTACCTGCATTATTGTAAATATTAACAAATGATTCTTGTGTGTTTAATACGGATTGGTTAGTTGATCCTGTAGCAAAACAATAGTCATTCCATTTTAGATTTAACGCTGGTGGATATATTGTATTTGTATCTACTGAGAAGTATCTAAATGTAGACTGGAAATTTCTATTATCTACAAATTCTCTTGAACTAGATTGTTTAACTAAAAATCCATCATTAGGAAATCCTTTTGTACTAGATGCTAAAGAATAAGTATACCATGTTTTTACAGTATCAGTTACATCTACTTCTATATCAATTCCAGATCCATAACTAAATACTCTTTCTTGTATTACATCTAATCCTACATTTGATCCTGTATACCAATTTCCTCCTCCAGCTACATCTGATCCTGAATATGATGCCTCAGAAAAAGCTCCAAAACCATCAACTGTAGTAACTTTAAATACTAAATCAGTTGTTACTGTTCCTATTGCCCCACCAGTTAAGTCTGCTGCTGCTATTGTTATTGTATCTCCTGGTATATATCCTGTTCCTGCTGTAGTACAAGTTACTGTTGTTATTGTAAATTGTGCTCCTGTTGTTGTTATTGTAAACTGTGCTCCTGTTCCTCCTCTACTACCGTTTCCTGCTATATTAGTTAACGAACCAACTGCAGTACCGACTGTTGTAGATATTATTTGTTGGTCAGCTGAAGTAGTCATAGCCCCTGATTCTGCCCATTTAATTGCTCCTTCTGCTGCTGAACCTGAGTAATTTCTAAATTTCCAACTTACACCATCAGTAGTAACTGGGTAGTTATTATATTTTCCTGTTCCCATATTCCAACTTCCTGAAACTGGGTATATTTTTAAATTTTGATCCATTCCTAAACCAGTAACTACAGCGGCATAATTATCCATTGTAATTTGGTGTTCAACTGGTTCAAAAGTATCTGAACCATCTCCTGCATTTACTTTATCTAATTCAAAATAATAATCATCTGATCCATGAAATGATTGTGATGGAATATATAATCTATCTGAAAATTTATATCCTTTACCTCTTGATAATTTAGGATCATAATTTGCTGATAAAGTAACAATTGGAAATACACCCCAATCATCATCTAAATTACTAAATCCATTATTAAATGTAACATCATTATTAGCTACGTCTGCAGTTACGTTACTTGCTGCTAAAGTAAGTGTTAATACACCTACAGCACCTGTAAAACCAGCTGCTATTAAATTAGCTTGTGGAATTGTTATTACATTACCAACTACATATTGTTGACCTTGTCCAAGACTAGGTATTGTAGCTGCTGATAAATTACCAGCTCCATCACCTGTTAGTGTTACAGCCCCACCATTACCTGTTTGTTGCGTACCACCAGTTACAGTAACTCCAGCTGCACTTAAATCAAGTTCAAATGGTCCTGTTACATTACCTATTGCTGTTTTTGCTGCTCCTCCTGTTATACTAAAAACATTTTGACCTGCAACTAACCCACCTGACTCAAGTTGTATTCCTGCAGCTATTAAATCTGAAGCTAAAACAGTCATTGTTGCTGCGTTAGATTCTCCATATGAAGGAGTAGCACCTTCAGTTGTATCTGTTCCAAACAATTGAGCACCTGATGTTAGCGCCGTTGTTCCTACAAAAGCATCTTCAAACCTATTATTTTTAACTACAAGTGTTACTGTTGCACCTTGTGTATCTGCTACTAAATTTCCTGTTGCACCTCTATTAAATGCAAATGGACCATAATTACCGTCTGGAGCTGTCATTTTACAACCATTATCAGCTGGTTGACCACCTGCATTACTTGTTGCTATTGAAGCACTTAAACTAACACCTGGTTTAAAATATGATGCTCCTGTCTGTAAATAAAGTTGTAAACCTGTTCCATTTCCATTTGCATATATAGGTTCATTTGGGTTTTGACTACCTGAGTATAATGGCTCTACTATAGCATTAAATCTATTTCTAGAACTTGTTGGATATGATAGTCCTTTTGTTTCAAAATTTTCATATGATTCTGGTCTTACTAAATTAGGATCTTTAAGTACCATAACCCCAGCTGTTGTACCTGTAACTGAACCTGATACACTAGAAGTAACCCAACTATTTATTTCATCTTGAGAAAATTTAAGCACATATCTACTTACTTCTGGAGAGTCATTTTGAATAACAGTAGTAGCTTCTAATATTTCATCTAACCCCGTATTTAAACTTTGGGAGAAAGTATATAATGAAGCATCTTTTAAAGGGAATATTTTTCTATTTGCCATTTTTTAATTATTATATTGGTACTACTCTACCTAGTATATCTTGATTAGGATATTTAACTTCAAATACCATTGGATCTATAGATGGATAAACTACATCATTTATAGTAGCCGCTTGGGTATCATAAGCAAAATCACTATATCCTAAACTTACTCCTGTTAGATTTTTAATTATTATATTTTTTACAATTTGTACCCCTGTTACTTGGCTTAATAATACTGTTATATTTTTTAATATAATAGGTTCATTTATTTGCCACTTATCTATTTGAAAATAGTTTTGTAAAGCATTAATACAAGCCGTTAATGTTTCACTATTATTAAAATTAGGATTAACTACAATTTCAAAATCAATACCTATATTAATAATATAAGCATCTTTAATATTAATCGAATCATTAATCATTCTATATTCAGATAAATATGTTTGTAAATTTCTTTTTAAAGTATTAGAAGCTGTTCTTAATCTTCTATTTATATCATAAGATAAAACATATAAATCTAGTACTGATGGGAGTTCCCCTGATTGGTAATCTCCTATCTTTTGTGGTTCAGCATGTGCTTTAGCTATAACACCTAAGTTAGCTGGCATAGATAAAGCTCTAACCAAATAATCTTGAGTGGTTACAGTTCTTAACTGATTTTGGAAGTTTCCTAAAGCATTTTGTCTTAATTCTTCTACAGTATCCCCATCACCACCTCCATCAGCTGCTAGTTCGTTATTTGTTGCTAATGAAGCAAAAATTTGATTTGCTAAAGTATCTGTAACTGCTGGGGTTGCTACTATAGGTTGATTAACAAATGTTACATTTGTATCATCTACTCCTGTTAATTCTCCTGCTGCTACATTAGCAGCTGCTCCTCCACCTGTTAAATATCTTACTGTTAATGTAGTATTATAAGGAGCAATTCCATAAGTATCTGTAAATACAAAATTAGTTGGAGAAAAAGCTGTTGTTAGTTTTGTTTTATCAAAAGGTAATCCTAAACCTACATTATCAGGATTAGGAATAATTTCTTCTGTTGTAGAATTAGTACTACCAGCTCCAAATTGTAGTTGTAATGAACCTGATGTTACAAAACGTGTTGCAAACCTTCTTTGTACTGCTTTTAATTCTAGTAAATAAGGTACTTCTGGATCTGTAATAAAATTAGGATCATTTGTGTTTGTATTTCTAATAGAATTATAAACACTTTCTTGTGCTAAATTTGGAACTTCATACCATTGATTTCCATTACTATCAAATACATCTAATACCCCAATTATATTAGCATCATTTATATTTACAGTATCAAACTTTTTTGCATTTGTAAATGTAAAGGATTTTGTATTAATAGTAGCTGATGTTGCTTTTCTTGTTTTCTTTAAAAGATAATATGTTGGATTACCTGCTGCAATTTGATAAACAGATACTATAGTAGGATCTAATGAACTAGAAGCTGAAAAGTCAACAACATCTTCAGTTAGAAATTTTATACTACTGTTACTTTTAGAAGTAATTTGTGTATTTTCTGGTACTAATAATGCATAATTATAATCAGGAACATAAACACTTGCACTTAATACTGCTGGTACTTGTTGATAATAATCAACATCTACTTTAGCTACTGTTGTTACTTTTGGAACGTAACCTAATGAATAAGCTAAAGCATATAAATTAGTAGTTTGTCTGGCTTTTTGTATAAATGTTTCTTGTATTTGATTATCTAGATAAAATGATAATACATCACCTACATAAGCAGCCATTTCCATAAAAAGCATACCTGTAGAAGTTTCAGTAAAGTCATTAAATGTATCTGGAAAATACGTTTTTGAATACTGTTCTAATTGAGCTTTAATTGTATTAAAATCTCTGTCTGTGTATCTTATATCTCTATCTAATTGAGCCATTATTGTAATTCTATATTAATTTCATCCTCTACACCAAAATTTTGTATTTGATATGTTAGATTAAAAGTTGTTGTATTTCTATCTGCTTCATTTACAAATTCTATTTCTTTAATTTCAACTGTTGGAAAATATAAACCAATTGCATCTTGTATTTGGGTTTTTATATCATCTTGAGTTGATTCTACTATATTTTCAAATAATAGATTTCTTAAATCTGCTCCGAAATTTGGATTAAATACTCTTTCCCCTTTATTTGTTAGTAAATAATTAACTAAATTAGCTTTTGTTTGTTCTCTTGTTGTAAACGTTGGAATAAATACAGCTGGTCCATCTATAGGAAACCCAAAACCTATTGCTTTGCTAGGTTGTAAATCTATTGGAAATTTATTCTGTATTATTCTTGCCATTATTATTATTTACCAGACATTAAACTTGTTATTTGACTCATATCAACTTCTCCTGGAGGTAAAGTACCATTTGCTACATCCATACCCGCTTGAGGTTTAAATGTTTGAACATTATTACTATTAAAACTAGCTGCTGTATCCCCTAATATGTTTTCATATGCTGCTCTTTTAGCTTCGGCAGTCATTGTAGGGGTTTGTGGAGCTTTTGGTATACTACTTTCTGTTATTGGAGGAGTATAAGTTGGTTGAGTTATAACTTTTGGAGTTTTAACAGCTTCCAATAAAATTTCCTTCAATTCCTCTTGAATAGCCTCTTTAACGGCTTCTTTTATTAGTGTTTTTAGTGCTGATGTCTTCATTTTATTTATAAATATTAAATTAAATTATTTTTATATTACTTCTATAAAAAGTTGTGTAAAATTAGTTGGATAGTCAGTATCTGGACCACCAACTGCAGGTAAACTGTCGATTATTTCTAAATCATAGGTATAGGTTCCTAATAAAGTTAAGGCACCTACTTCTTCATTTTTAGTTTCATTACGCCCTACTAATTGTGTTGCTTGTAAAGATATTTCAACATCATCATTTTCATCCCCTACAGTTGAGGGAATTATAGGTAAAGTAGATGCTGCTCCTACCCAAGCTCCATTATTATAGTCTGTTCTATTACCATACAATTTAGTATATTCTTCTTTAAACTGAAGAAATGCTAAATAAGTCATAGATAAAGTAGCAGCTTTATCTAGTATATTTTCACCACTTCCTACAGCTTCACCAACAGAATTTGCTCTAGCTGTTCTAAACCAATTAGAACCTTCAGTTGCAATTGCAGCTAAAGAAGCATATACACCACCATAATCACCATTAAGATAATTAGCAAATAAATTAGTTCTTACATTATCTTTAGTACCAAATAGTCTTTCAGATAACCAAAGTAAAGGTTCATTATATAATATAGGTTTAGTTTTAGTATATAAAATTTCAACTGCATCACGGAAATACTCATTACCATCTGCAAATCTTTCATATACTCTTTCTAATCTATCAAAAAATGTACCCTCATAATATACTACTCCACTTTCATTTTGGGCTAATCCAGTTCCTTCAAATTCATTAGTTATCTCAAACATAGTTTCATATATACTATCTAATATAGTAATAGCTTGAGGGCCATATTCTTCTATAAAATCATCAATAGCATCTTGGTTAAATCCTGCTACTCTACCTGTAAAAGGATCTATATCATCTTGTATACTAAAAGACCTTTTTATAGTTAATAAGGCTTCTGTAAAACCTGTTGCATATCCTTGTGCAGGATCCCCTGTACCCCCAAATGTTTTTAATCTTAATCTTATAGGTTTATTAACTTGAATAGTTCCTGATTGTATATAAGATGTAATATCTGGTGATGTAAAACCAGTATATAGTCTATCTATCCCATATTCTATATCTGTAGGTGAACTATTTAAATTTACTATTGTAGTACCATATCTAATATAAGCAGGGAGAGGTTGATTAGGTAATGATGGTAAAAATCCTGTTGCTTCTTCATAAGCTTGAAGATAAGCTTCATCATCTGTTTCAATAAATACACTTGATGAAACAGCTACTTGTTCTCTTACTTGTGGTGCACTCCAAAGTGTAATATCACTAGTATATGTATCAACTGCAAATTTTGCTTCTTCTACTAATACTCTTAAATCACCACTATATGAATAATCTCCCTCTGGTAAATTTGGATTTGTTTGAGCATTTATATTGTAAATTGTAATAGATCCCCCACCAGCTCTATTATCAATAAACCCTGTTGAATTTCTTCTAGTACATTTTATTCTTCTTGATGGAAAGAAAAACTCATTATCTGGGTCATATTCTAATACAAATTTAAAATTTTTATACATAAAACCTGGGTCTGAGTTCTCTTGTAATGATTCCTCTAAACCAGCATCATCCAAGGCAAAAGGGTTATTAAATGCATCTGCTGTGGCTAGATTACCTTGTATATTATCTAATAAGTCATTTCTAACATTTTCAATATCCTCTCCAGTTATTGCAGGACAACTTGGCCTTAATTCTACTACAGTTTTAACAAATGTTAAAGTTTTAACAAATGGATCTATTGTTTGTTCTACTGCATTTAATTTTGTAATTGTACCATTAATTAACCCAGTCATACTTTCTAAAGTAGCAGGAACAGTTTTTAAATTTTGTTTAGCTGCTCCTATTAATTTATCTAAACTATCTAATGTTGATGAAAATGTAGTTAATACACTTACAGGAAGAGAAATTGCAGGCATACCAAATGCTACGGGTATAGGAATTTTTTTAATTCCCTTAACAGCAGTATCAACTGCGTTTATTGTAGTTTCTAGAGGTTGAACTGTATTATTAATAACATTAACTGGTTTTTTTATGTCTAATAAATTTTCTTTTATTCTATTTGTAGTAGCATAAATTTGTTCTACCTCAATTTGAGCTTGATTAACTAATCTAGTAGTATTTTCTAGCTGTTGGGGAGTTAAAGCAGGCATATTACAAACTGTTTCTGGGTTAGTAAGTTCATTTGCACTAGGTAATCTTGGAGATTCGCCTCTTAAATATTGAGGTATATCAACTGGTAATTGTGATGTATCAATTCCTGATTCTTGAACTAATTCTAAACCTTTATCTACTATTTTATCTTTTATACCATCAATAATACCATTTAGTTTACTAGTATCTTTAGCAACTTTACTTAAATTTCTTACTATTACTGTATCTAAACCCATTATTTGCTATTTGTTACTGTTGATTTATATGATTTAATTTTACTTAACATTTTACCTGCTGATTGTGCTACTTGCACTGCTGGTACTGTAATAGCTATTACTGGTACAGAAATGTTACCAGGTCCTCCTATTGGTTGTTGTAAGGCTGTAGCTAATGAATTTATATTTCTTACTAATTCTTCAAAATCATCTAAAAATTTATTACCTAATATAACAGGTTCACTTGCATTTTTATCACCTAAACGAATTTTATCTGATTTAATTGTTGTTGATTTAGTATCAATATTAACATCTGTTACTGAATTTAAATTTATTGAATTAAAAGAACTTAATAATATTGAATCTGATTTAGAATTTAATAACAATCTACCTGAGTTTAGTATAATTTGTTCTCCATTATATTCACTAGGAGGAGTTGGAGGTGAAAAGTATGATAAATAACTCTTTGAAGATACTTCAATTGGAATTAATTGTGTTGATGTTAAATAAATACTAGAAGCATCTGTATTAATATCTTCTACTTGAGGTATCCAAGGTGGAGAAAATTCTACATGTTGTCCATTTTTTAATATCATTATAGGATCTCCATCTTCACCAGCACTAGACCAAGGATTAGGTATTATACTATTTGCTACAGTAGAACCAAATCTAAAAGATTGACCCCATCTTCCTTCGTATATTACATCTCCTTCATAAGGTTGTAAGTTTCTAATATTTAATCTTTCTCCAAAAGTATCTCCTAAAGGAATTTCAGTACCTCCATCTGTAACTCTTCTTACTGCCCCTGCTGCTACTTGTTGGTAATCCCCAGTTTGAGCGTTATTTACATTATTACCATTAATAGGGTCTGGTACTGCATTATGATGTGAACTATTCCAAATATTAATAGATTGAAAATAATAAAAACGAACACTATTAACATTTGTTTGTATATTTGAGCTAGGCAAACTTACAACATATATTATTTCATTTTCTAATGGTATATTAGACATATTTGGAAATAAAGGTAAAGCAAAATTATCTGTAGTAAATGAAGGATTTGGATTTGAATTATTTAATGAAGTAAAAAACACTCCCCCTAAGGATGAATATTCACCTAAATTTTTAAAAGCTTCAGGTTGTGTTTCTCCTTCAAGCATAGCAAATTTTACTCTAGCAGAAAAAATGCCCGCTGATTTATTCCGTACAGCTTTACCAGTAAATGGGGCTACATTTAATCCAAAAAATGATCGCATTATTAATCTTCTTTTTTAGTTTGTATTTTTTCCATTTCAGCAAGTAATGCTTCTTTTTCATCTTCAGTTATTCCTAACCCACCATCATCACTAGAATTATTAACTACTCTTTGAATAATAGTAGCCATTTTTATTAAAGCATCATCATTTTTTACTCCTATTTCCATATATTCTTTAATTAAAGGTACTATAAGAGTAGCATCACCTATTTCTTGTACTAAAGGTTTTAATTCAGAGATTAAAGCTGTTACTTGTTCTGATTTTTTCTTTTGGTTTATATAAATTTCCTCTAATATATCTGAGAATTTTTTATCACCAAATACAATTGAATCTAGTTTGCTCATAATTTTTGATTATAAATATAAAAAAACTAAATCTTTGAGGAAGGGTAATATCCTTGTTCTAAATAAAATAAGTATTTTTTCTTAAAAATTCCATACAAAACATTAGCAATTTTTGTAATTTTTGGAGTTTTTACATCAATCATTTCTCTAATATAGATGTAAAGTGCTTTTTTATTAAAAACATCAATTGCATCCCTTTTTCTAAATAATTCTAATATAGCATCGGCAATTTTAGCATCATTACCTTTAGGAAATATTTCGTATATTTTCTCATCACATTCGTTAACAAATTCATCTATAAAAATAGATAATTTATCTTCATATTTATATCCTTTAAGTGATAAATCATCCCCTTCAAATGCCCCTTCTGTAACTTTATCCATGTTATCTTCCATTTTCTGAGATGAAATAAATCCTGGTTCTGATGAATCTAAATTAGAATAATTTGCTAAATCTGTTATTTGTATGTTACTAATCTTTTTACTATAATTTTTAGTATTATATACTATTAACCATCTTTTAACTATAGTTCCAAAATATGAATATGCTTTAGCTCCCTTTTCTGGTTTAAATAAATGAATTTTTGATAGTAGAAACACCATTAATTCATGCTGTAAATGTTCTAAATTTTCTACTTCTGTATAGTAAAATTTAAAAGTGTGAATTATATTTTGAGTAAGTTTATAAAAAGGATAGTGGATGTAATCTTGGTAGATGTTACTTCTTTCTTCTGAGTCTTTAACTGGGTCTAAGCTATTATATGTTACAATTGCTGCTTCTGTTTCTTTAGAAAAATATACTCTACCTTTTCTTTCCCTTTTATTCCTCTCAATTATGTGATCCATTTATTCTTAGATTTTTTTAACATTAAAATCATTAAGAATATCTTGTATTTGTTTAATTGTTTTGAAGAAAAATCCTATTTCATCATCACCTTCAAATGAACCCTTAATGTCTACTTTTTTAATTTTTTCATCCGAAACCTCGATTACTCTAGATATATTATCTAAATATTGAAGATATCCTAAAAGAATATCTTCTTGTTTTTCATTTTTGCGTAATAGATTAATAGTCGTAAATCCTAGGACTACGACTATTATTGATAGTATTACTATTGCTGTTATCATAATTTATCAAATAAATTTTTAAGTCCTTCGCTTTTTATAGTATTTAAGGCTTTAGACTTAGTACTAGATTTTTTATTTGAATTCAATGTATAATTCTTTTTTGGTTCATCCACGCTATTCTTAAATGTGTGTAACCATTCTTTTTCAAACTCAACTCTTGCCGCCATCATATCAGCATGATGTATGATATAAATTAAAGAAGTTCTTGGTTTTGTTTCAACCATAAAGCTTTTAAAATAAGGTTCATTTGCTGGATCGTATAAACCATCATGCAGTTTAATTGCTAAATGCTCATTATAAGTTAATTTAATACCTGCTTGTGTTAGTAAGAAAATAGATCTATCTGGAACTGACATGTAAGCTATCTTTTTATTAAATTGGTACATTTCACCCATATTTTTCTTTCTCCACTCATCTTTAGATGGTATATGAGCATATTCAATACCATCACCCATTTTGCCTAAGTCATGATTAATAGCAGCAAATACTAGTTCTTCTATAGTATATGTGGTAGTATCTGCCCCCATTTTTTCCCATACATTATGTAATTCTAAAGCACATTTTATAACACGGTTAACATGATCAATATATCCTCCAGGGAATGCATTATGATACGCTTTCTTATGTGAAGCAGGCATCATTACTAATTCATTCTGATGTTTGTTATAAAATTCAAGTAATTGATCTTTTCTATCTCCTTTGATATATTTAACAATATACCCTTTAAATATTTCCCAATTTGATGAGATTTGTTCTGCTGGTATGCTCATAACTTTAATTTGTGTATTATCCGTTTCTTAATGCTGCGTGTTCTCTTTCTAATTGTGTTTCTAAATCTCTTAATACTGATTCTGTATTTTCGATTCTTTTAATAAAATCTTCAACTGGTTGTTGAGTTTTTACCATTGTTTTTAGATTTGTTAAATTGCCCTGGATCTTGTCCGTAAGTCTGACAATTGTTTCTGGGTTGCGTAGTGCCATTTTTATTTTATTTATATTAATATTATAGGTACTTTTTGTACCCCCTTTATCTTATATCCCTTATTCTCTCATTTCTTAATTCCCTGTATATAGAATTTATTAAAGAGATCTGAGGTATCCAAGTTATTTTAGTAATTTTATTGATTTCTTTTTGATTTTTAATAAGTGAGCGCATCTTTCATATAACTCATCTTTTTGAAAAAATTCAATTCCTAAATCAAGGGTATTATGAAAATCTTCGTCTGAGTAATGTTTAATTGCGTCTATATATCCTTTATTTTTTAATTTTACATTAGCGATGTATGACCAAGCCCTATTAAATACAACATATTCACCTGCTTGTTTTACATCTTCTATATCAAATTCTTGGTTAGTTTCTTGAAAAAACCTTAAAACTTTTGTATTAAAATTTAAATGATTTAAAATTAATTTTTTGTACATACCAATGTGAAATATTGGTTTAGTTTTTAATTTATCTAAATTTGTAGCAGTTTTAGTACCATCAAGTTCCTCTCCTGGGACGAATAGTCCAAATATGTTAGTCATATCAATCATCTTATTATACATATCCTTTATCTTCATTTTTAACATATTTAGGTATAAGTTAGTGGAGAATATCGGAGTCGAACCGATGACCTCTACGGTGCAAGCGTAGCGCTCTAGCCAGCTGAGCTAATTCCCCTTTATTATTTATTCTTTATCTTTTTTCTCACTATAGTATTCGATTTCAGATTCTGTCATCTCATTATATAGTTTTTCTTTATCCTCGTCTGTTAAACTTGCCCACCATTCATCATGTAACTTATTGATTTCTTCCATAGTAACGGGATCCGGGCTTTTTTTCCATTCATTTTTACTCATAATTTTAATCTTTAATTATTATTGGTATTTCTGTTGTTGAACCATCTTCATTTGTCATAGTAGCTTTAGCTGTTTTATCCATTGTTTCTTTTTGATGAGCTACAACTGCCTGTTGTATAGCATAATAAAACCCCATTGGGTATTGTCTTTTACATTCTTCAGGTCCTAATTGTCTATAAATTTTTCTTAAATTATTATTAGTAGTTCTTCTAAGTTTATATTCTTCAAAATCTTCATTCTCTCCTCTTTTATCACTCATATCTAACCCTGCAAACATTGATAATTCACCTGTTTCGATTCCTTCTCTAAGTTTTGCTTCTTTTAATTCCCTAGATTTTTTAATAGCTTCTTCTGTACGTGGGTCATCTTTACGCATTGTATAAGCTTCTTCCCCAAAGGTAACTAATGTATCATGGTTTAATTTATATTCTGGTTTTTTCTTTTTACTCATTTTTAATTTATTTTATTATAATTATACTTCTCTTTTTTCTCCATGTACTACTTTAACTGTTGGAAATCTTAATGATATCCCACCTTTATCGTTAGTAGTTTCTTCAAAATATTGAACTGTAATAATTTTACCTACAATTGAACCATCCATATACTGTAAACGTTGATCTTGAGTCCAACCACTACCTACTTTTACTTTATGTCCTTTATGTTCAATCCATACTTGAGATAACATTTCAATAGTTTCTGATCTACCATTTCTAACTACCTCAGCTGTATCGGTATCATAATCAATTACTTTATATTCAGCATCATGGAACTTTTTAACTTTAACTAGGTTTTTACTACGTTTACCTTCATAACCTACATTCTTACGTAACATAAAACCTTCCCAACCTTTTTCAGCTGATATTTTATTCCATGTCTCAAAATGGTCATTATCATTTATTTGAACTTGATCTACATATTGTAATGTTTTAGCACATGTAAATCTACCACCTTGCCAAGCTCTTAACATACGTAATCTTTCAGTTAATGGTGTATTACCTTTACCAGCATCAAATTCTGACTTATGCATCATATCAAATATCATAAATCTAGGATTTTCAATTTGATGATCTTTACGTCTAAGCTCTTTCATTACACCTTGAAAATCTTCATTTCCATT